CTCAAAGTTTGATGATGCCCAAGCTGCTAGGAATGCTCCAGCTGCAAGGTAAACAGGGTTCTTCATGTTTTTCATTATTCTCCACCTAACATAGATATTTGAAAAAAAGCACCATCATTGTCAGCCGCTTTCTTAAAGCTAACATGCATGTGCTTAACGTGTTTGTTAGCCCCTGTGTACTTGCGCCACTTCCAGTTAAGGATGCTGGAGCAAATTCGTCCATCGAAAATGATGTAACTAATACGCTTGTCTGCTTTTGACTTGGATAAGGCACGAAGCTGATCTGCAAGATCGCCCATGATGTCGGGCTTGCTTGACTTGAACAGGTCACGATCGACATCGATGGCACGTACCCAGCCCTGCTCATCTGGATTATGATCAGACTTGCGAGCAGCGTGTCTGGTATCACCAATCCAACCATCCGATAGCCGGTCACGATCTGGGAATGAGTCATCGATCTGCTCTCTTAACTGGATAGCAGCCTTAGAGAGTTTTGGCTTCACTTGCCTAGTTTTAGTCCAGCAGGAATTGGCTGAGAATAATCCCATCGAGCAATGTAGTCGCCAGCACCATCTGAATCGTTACGCAATAAAATTGAACCAGTAAATGGGTCAAAATCATCATTCGTAAGTTCTGGATAAACTGCAATTATTTGATCGTAAAGTGACATTATAGACCCCTAACCCATACTGCATCGAATCTCTTTAAGAATGCATTAACGCTTCCAACATTTCGAGCACCAGCACCTTGACACAATACAAAAACCTCAAGGTAATCTGTTGTGCCGTTCATATCAACAAGGCATGAACCTTGTGAAATGAAATTTGTTATGTCGGAATCGCTACCCCGTAAATATGCGTCTGCATTCTTAAATAGTGTTGTGTAAGCACGACCGCAATCATTAAGTGCCACAGAATAATTGACTTGGTAATATCCAGCTTTGTTTGGTGTGAATCTGGAAGTTGCGTAACAAGAATCTGAATCCCAGACCTCAGTTGTAAAAGTAACCTTGGTATCAGTATTCTGCGCTGGATTTTGTACGCTCCCTGCACCTTGAAAAGTTGGCCCAGATGAACCAGCAGCAGCAGCCCACTTTAATCCTGTGGCTGTACTTGAATCTGCTGTAAGGACTGTGTTGTTTGCACCCACTGCTAACCGCGCTGCTGTGTCTGCTGCGCTAGCTGCAATGATGTCACCCTTAGCGTCAAAGATTGTTGCAGGGATGCCTGTTGCATCTGTTACCCATGAAAAGTCCATGTCTGTTCCAGATGCCTTAGCAAGGACTTGACCAGTCGTGCCACCTTTAAGATCGACCAGTGATGCATCGATAGCATCGCCAAGAGTTTCAATGGCTACTGCGCCATTCTTAACTAAGTCGCTGGATGTCGGAACGCTCCAGCCGAAATTGGGTGTAGTAGTTGCCATTAGGTTAGTGCTCCAGTCGCGTTAGTCCATGTAAGTGTACCATTTACGCCAGTCCAAATAAGTGAGGCTGGCAATACTGTTTCCCATTGAGTCGTAGATAATGAGAAGTCTGTAGCTGAGACATAAAGGGTAATCTCAGTAAAACTAGGGGTTGCTCGCAATGCTACATTTTCCACAAAGCCATCAAATTGACCATCAAGCAAGTTAGAAGGCAAATTAGTAATTAAGACTGGCTTCCCAAAAAACACACCGATAAGGTTGTCAAGCATGGCAGAAGGCATGTCCGGATTGTCGAGGCGGAAGGTAATTGCTCCCAATGAGGCGCGTGGATTTTTACGCAGTTTAAGCTCTCTATTGGCAATATCAGTGATATCTGTAAGCGTCTTGATGTTAGAGTCAAACGAACGCTCAAAAAGCCCGTAAGAGGCTATAGAGTCGGTATCTAAGGTTATGTAGGTTGATCCGTATCCTGTAGCGTAGCGGTAGATAAGGCTGTTACGGATGCGAGCAGTTTGAGTTGTTGATGTGATAGAGCTTGGTGTTGCATACGCGCCGTCAAGGTTAGTAAAGCCATTTGCTGCGAGATAGTTAGATCTGTGGTCTGCATCGTCATAACTCACATTCCCATCATTTTCCTCGTGGAGTTGACCCAATGCGCTATTGGCAATCTGATCTGCAAGACTTTGAGACTTAGCAGAAGGGTTAGCAGCTAAGGCGATCATTGTGTAAAAGCCTGAGTCTATTGTGCCAATGTAGGACTCAGCCTCAGCCCATGTGACAGTTGCGGGATATGTATCCCACGTCACAGTTGGTGTTACTTCTGCCCATGACAGGTTAAGGGCAGCACCCAAGATAGTTTCGATCTGTGCGCCGTCTAAACCTTCTGCAAGTGCTGTGTTGAAAATAGCCTTTGTAAGGCGAGCAAGTGAGCCAATTCCTAAAATCGTTCCAGTTGTAATAAAGCCAGTTTCTTCTGGGCTTCTTACCCCGATGTTGAAATCTGATACTTCTCCACCGAATACAGTTACATAAGTGCCAGATGAATTTTTAAGTTCTAAAGTGATTGGCTCTGTGACATTGATAGTAAAAGGCGAATTGTCTGTATTGATGATCTCTACTCGGCAGTAACCTGCTGTGCATTGACGATCAATATCTAGGCGGCCAGAAGCATAGGAAACTGAGGTAACAGTCGTATAAACATCATCGCCAACTGTTACACGCCACTCAGGAAGCCATGTCATTCGATCCTCAACAATGTCCCACGGCTTTGTGCATCGCGCAATACTTGATCAATAGCCTCAGCAATAGCGTTAGGATCGCCCACGCCTGTGTTAACTGTAATGGTGATGTCTCTATCAAAAGCACCAATTCCACCACCTACGCGTGGATTCATATCTGGATTGAGACTCTTAAATTCTTCTTGCTTAAAAAGTTGAAAGCCAAAACTTTTATTTAATAAAGCATTAGCAGTTAGGGCTGCCATATCCGCTGCGTTTTGACCTTCTAGTAAACTCGCAATGGCATTGGCTCTTTCAGTAGCCGCATCTGCATATTCTAAAATAGCTTCGATGTTGGCTGCGGTTGCTTCTGCCTTAGGAATGAAATCAATTTTTTCGCCAACAATACCAATTTCAGTAATGCCTTTTCCGACACTTTTTAACGCCTCGGCAGCGGCCTTACTAGCAGCATCGGCAGCAGCTTTTTCAGCGGCTCGTCTTGCTAATTCGGCTTCGTAAAACTTTTTTAATGCCGCTTCTTGTTCCAACTGAAAAGCAGTTTTTCCGCCTAAGAGTCCTGTTCCACCAGTACCACCGCCACCAGTACCGCCTGTGCTACCTGTGCCGCCACCACCACCAGTACCACCACCAGTACCACCACCAGTACCACCACCAGTACCACCACCAGTACCACCACCAGTACCACCACCAGTACCACCACTAGTACCACCACCACCAGAAGGAAGATTAAAGTTGGGCATTGTTGGCCACTTAAATTTGGCTAACTCGTCAAGCATTTGCTTTATCTTTATTAAAGCTAAATCTAAATTCTTTTGGTCAATTAAGTCTTTAGGTATTAGACCCTTAAGGATTGACTCAATCGCTGTTATTTGATTCTTTTGCCCAGTCAAAGCACCAAGGATCTTTAAGTCCTCATTAAGTTTGAGATTGGCAGCGATGATAGCAGTTGCATCTTTAGAGGCAATGGCATCTTCTAAGGCAAGGATTGACTGCTTAACATTAAGGCGAGCCGTGTCATTGGCAATCTGTATCATTTGCGCTGAGCTGGTTGCCTTACCTAATTGCTCAGCTTGATTAGTAAGAGCTGCTGCAATCTGGATCTTATCCATGTCAAAAACTTCTTCGCCTTGCAATAGGGCAAGATTAGCCTTGTCAATGGCTGCGCCGAGTCGCTTATCTTTAAGAATCTTAGCCTGTGCTGCTGCTTGCTCTTTTGTAAGCTTTGTGATGCTTGTAGCATTCTTTTTAGCAATAGCATCTGCTCTTTGAGTATCCTGTGAAGATACTGTCATCGAGATGTTGCCTAGACCCTTAAATGCTTTAGGATCTTTGTAAAAGAATGAAAGATTACTTAAATTGAAGTTTTCTCTAGTGATAGCAATGAACTCGCCTGTTTCACGCGCAAGATTAGCAATAGCGTTAGCGATTGAGTTGATGCCCTTAATAACTGGATCAACGGTACTAGATCCAGTAGCAGTCTTTAGAGCATCGACTAAACCTTGACCGATAGTTTCTTTTGCATTGTTTCCAGCGATAGTCAATTTAGCAAGTGAACCTGCATAAGTATCAGCTGCCGCTGTTGCCTGACCTGCGAATAAAGTTGCTAGACGGGCTTGGATTTCCTCGAAAGATGAAGTTGAAAGTTCTGCTCTAGTAAGTCCTACACCCAAGCGACCTAATGCCTGAGTCTGCCCCAAGTATGCCTTCTGTAAGCTTTGAGAAACTTGGGTGACTGACTTGCCCGTACCTGCCGAGATGTCTAGCGCAAGTGACAGCAATTCCTGAGATTTAGTGACATCGCCTGTTGCACGGAGTAAGCGATCCATTGCAGGGCGTAATTCGTCATCAAGCACACCTGTCTGCATTTCAAGGCGAGAGATGTAGCCATTGACTGTGCCAATGTTTGATCCGTAAGCAAGTCCTAAGTTTTTAAGAGTCGTGGCTAATGCTGTAGCAGCCTTATCATCTTCTGCGAATGCCTTAACGGAAGCCTTAGCATAAGACAAGATCTTCTGTGCGCTATAGACAGCAAGCAAGCCTTTAGCAAGACCCTTGACATTCTTGGTCAGTTTGTCTGTTGAAGTCTCAGCTTGCTTGAACGCCTTCTTGCCTGTGAACTCGGCGGCTATGTCAATTCTTACATCTGCTGCCATTAGCGCACCTGTGTCCTTTTCTCAAACTCAACTCTAGACTTTTCAATCGCTCTGACAACAGCTGCATTAGCCTTGCCTTGATCTTCTGCCCATGCACGAAAGATTGCGCGACCCTTCATCTTACGAGAAGCGCGCCCTGACTGTCCTTCTTGTCTTTGATAAGCATTGACAATAGGTGAGGTTCTATTCATAGCATCAATAAACTGCTGACCAGCATTAGGATTATTGCTCATTGATTCACTTTTAGATCCTGAACGGATTGTCTTGCCATAATTAGAATGACCAAGTGCCACAACTTTAGCCAATGAAGCTTGTGGTCTGCCCTGTGGATTTAATCGCCCAGCAGTCTCATAGATAGAACCTGAAGGCGAAGCATTGACAATGCGAGCAAGTGACCGAAAGCCAGAGCGATTAACTTTAGATGGCGTGGTCTTATAACCAACTCCACGCTTAGCATCTGAAGATGACCAGACTCGGTTGCCCCAAGTGCCGTTGGTGCTTTTAGCCCAACCGCTTAAAGGTGCAGTTGATGGAATGAAACCGCGAGCCTTAGAAACAATAGGCTTCAAGACTCCAGCGATTTCTTTCTGGGTTTCTTTAGCAAGATCAGGTGTGAACTTTCTGAGGGCTTTTCTAAGCTCGACCGCGCCTTTTACTGTTGCTGGCATCGCTCACCTCTTTCGCTTCATCCTTAAGCCCTTGCACTAATGCATCGAGCATGTTTTTGTCTAGCTCTAATAATTGCTGTGGCGCGATCCCTAACCTAATGCTTAGCCTAGCAATTAGGTAGGTGAACGGAAGATCGCGCTTTAAGCTAAAGGGTCTGAATCCTCCACAGTTACGCTCTTAAGCGTTTCTATGAAGTCAATCCCGAAAGGCTTAACAGTCTCACCTGACCTGCGAGTAACTTCCCATGCTAACCAATAGACATCGCTCTGCTTTTCTTCATCGCGAAACGCCTTATGGAAGCCCTTTTTAGCGTACTGCTCGAATGAGTACTCCACT